ATGACGCGCCAGACACAGCCGCAACCGCCCCGCCGCCAGCGCTGCGCGATCTACACCCGCAAGTCCAGCGAGGAAGGACTCGACATGGAGTTCAACAGCCTCGACGCGCAGAGGGAGGCTTGCGAGGCTTATATCGCGAGCCAGAAAGCTGAAGGCTGGGTCTGCCTTCGCGACCGGTATGATGACGGTGGATTCTCCGGCGGCACGTTGGAGCGGCCCGCGCTGAAAGACCTGATCGCCGACATCGAGAACGGGCTGATCGACATCGTCGTGGTCTACAAGATCGACCTCCTCAGCCGCGCGCTGATGGATTTCTCCAAGCTGGTCGAGATCTTCGACAAGCACGGCGTCACCTTCGTGTCCGTCACGCAGTCCTTCAATACGACGACGTCGATGGGGCGGCTGACGCTGAACATCCTGCTCAGCTTCGCCCAGTTCGAGCGCGAAGTCATAGGTGAGCGGATCCGCGACAAGGTTGCCGCGTCGCGCAAGAAGGGCATCTGGATGGGTGGGCCGGTGCCGCTCGGGTACAACGTGAAGGACCGCAAGCTGATCGTGGACCCGGCCGAGGCCGAGACGGTGCGGACGATCTTCACCCTCTATGCCCGGTCAAGTTCCACGGCGCAGGTTATCCGCGAACTGGACGCACGTGCGATCCTGACCAAGACCGGCAGGCCATACGACAAGACCTCGCTCCTCAAGACCCTGCACAACAAGGCCTATCGCGGCCTCGCGGTGCACAAGGGCACGGCCTACCCGGGCGAACATGACGCGATCATAGACGAGACGCTGTGGGACGACGTCCATCATGTAATCGCAAACAATCGAGTCAAGCGGGTTGCCGTTGCCAAGGAACCCTCATCGGCGCTACTGCGCGGGCTGATCTTCACTGAGACCGGCCTGGCGATGACGCCCCATCACACCAAGAAAGGGACGCGGCGCTATCGCTACTATGTCTCGATGTACGCAATCAAGAAACGGCCCAAGGCCGAGATCCGAGGCCCGCAGCGGCTGCCCGGTGGCATGGTCGAGGATGCCGTGGTCGGCGAAATCCGCCGCCTGCTGCGCACCCCCGAGGTCGCCGCGCGGGTGTCGCGGACCCTGCGCAAGGATCGGCCAGACCTTGGCGAGGCGGACATCAGCGCGTCGCTCACCCAGTTCGACGACATGTGGAAGGCGCTGATCCCGGCCGAGCAGGCGCGCGTGGTCAGGCTTCTGGTCGCGCGGGTCACCGCCAGCGACGCCGGACTGGCGGTCGATCTACGCCACGAGGGCTTGGGCGCGATTGCCGCCCTAATGGCTCCAGCCAAGCCAGAGGTGGCATGATGGCAGAGCCCGAAACCCTCCGCGTCCACATCCCGCTCACCCTACGCAATCGCGGCGGCCGCCCCCGTATCCTGCCGCCCAAAGAAATCGAGGTGGCCATGGATCGCGGCCAGGATGCCCGCCTGCTGCGCGCCATCGGGCGCGCGTGGGAGTGGCGGCGCAGGCTGGAGCGCGGCGACGTCAACACCATCGCTGACCTCGCCAGAGAGGAAGCCATCTCCGACCGCTATGTCAGCCGCGTGATCCGGTTGGCATGGCTCTCGCCCTCCGTGCTGGAACGGCTGGTCCTGCGGCGCGAACCCACAGTACTGTCGATCTTCGACCTCTGCGGTGTGGCGGAACTGCCGTGGGGCGAGCAGCCGGAAAAGGTTTTTGACTGACGCTCAGTGGAAGCTAGCCTGAAAACTCGTGGCAGTGAGCGACACATGGGCGTCCAGCGGCGGGCGCAGTTCAAACGCCTTCGGCTCCCGTGAAAAGTGGTAGAGCCGCATGAGGCACCAGTCGGCACGCTGTTCGTCGGCAACAGCCAGCTCGTTGCGTGAGATATGGAATGGTGTGCGTTCCCAGCCGTTGGTCGTCTTCACTTCGATCAGACGAGGCCGACCATCCGGCGCATAGCTGGCGATATCATACCCCGCGCCATCGCCATCCTCCTCCGAGACCCATCGTACCTTTGACGCAAGATCAGAGCGCCCGGAGCCAGCCAGCACAGCCTTCTCATGCGCCAGCGCGCGTTCTTCTCCGGCCCGGCCAAGCGCACGGTTGCGCTCATCGCGTTCGGCGACGTCAAACTTGCGGGCGGTGGCGATGGTTTGCTCAAGCTCAGGAGGGGGCGGCTGGTTGCTGAGCGTCGGGGGCGGTCCAATCCAAAGCTGAGCTGCCTCGAGGAGGCCCATCGCGGGCCGGTCCGGAATGCGGGACAGCCAACCTGGATGGAGCGCGAACCAACGCGCGACCGCATCCTCAAGCGTGGTCTGGTAATTACGCGCGGGCTTGTAGCCGGGGATCCAGTCCTCTCCGAGAGCCCTGAGAACCGCGCTGATGTTCTGGTGCTTGAACTCGATCGAACTGCGGTTGCGGTCGATCTGGGTCTGAAGATCACGATTATGAGCGGCTTTGTTGTAGGACTTGCCAGCAAAGTCCGCAGACAGCATCGCGAAGTAATCCGCGACGATCAGGTCATTCTCTGCATCTGTCCAAGGCCCGTTCAACATGCGGCCAGGCTAGACGCGGGAAAATCATTTGTCATCAGTGGTTTCGGTTGGGGGATTGGGATGCAAACCTTCCCAAGCAATCCGCCGGTTTACGCTGGCATCCCGAGCAACGCGTCTACCGCGTGTTCTGGCTATGTTGCCATCGATATCGTTCGGAACGCGCGTTCGGGTTTTGGCGGGGCTCGACAATAGGTCATTGAAAATTCACAACAAAAGTGGACCGAACCGGAACGGACGAGGTTCGCCCAAACTGAGACTGAGGGCCATTCTGAGCCCAGCTTCGGCCAGACGGCGCGTCTATGAGGTTCGGTGTGTTCACGCAAACCCCTTTGATAACACGGAAAAATCCGTGCCCGTCAGGGCGGTGTCACTGGTTCGCAATGGGGATAGTGGCGGAGAGAGAGGCCGCCATGCCCATGTATCAGCATGTAACGTCACGAAACTTTTAGTCCATATATAACAATACTTTAGGGCGTTTTCTTGTAACACCCTGTTGCGCCCGATACCGTCCAATGCCATACCTTATAGGCGGGTAGGAAGGATGGTGCATCATGCCAAGGAAGGCGAAAGAAATGTCGGCGGTGGAGGTTCGCAAGATCGCGCACCCTGGCACCGGCGGCAATCGCAACGTGGCCGTGGGCGGCGTTGACGGGCTGCTGTTGCAGGTCACACCGACCGGGGCGCGGTCATGGCTGTTGCGCGCGACCCTCAAGAGCAAGCGACACATGATCGGACTCGGGGCCTATCCTGACGTAACGCTGGCGCAGGCACGCGAACGGGCGCGCGGTGTCAAGGATATGATCTGGCAGGGCATCGACCCGCTGGCCGAAAAGCGCCGCCTTACCTTCGCGCAGGCGATGGAAAAGACGCTGGAGGCGCGAACGGCCGAGTTCCGAAACGAGAAACACAAGAAGCAATGGCGCTCGACGCTGGACGCCTACGCGGTGCCGATGCTGGGCAACATGGCCGTGTCGGACATTGACGTGTCGGACGTGTTGCGCGTGCTGGAGCCGATCTGGACAACCAAGACCGAGACGGCATCCCGGCTGCGCGGACGCATCGAAGCGGTTCTATCTTGGGCAACTGTCGGTGGGCATCGGACGGGCGACAACCCGGCGCGCTGGCGTGGCAATCTCGACGCGGTATTGCCCAAGCCGGGCAAGTTGGCGAAGGTGAAACACAACCCAGCGCTGTCGCTCACAGATGTGCCCGACTGGTTCACCGATCTGCGAAAGCGCGACGGCATGGCAACGCGGGCGCTGGAGTTTGTCGCGCTCACGGCGGCACGATCCGGCGAGGTTCGCGGCGCGACATGGGCCGAGATCGACTTGGACGCGGGCGTGTGGATCATCCCGGCCGAGCGGATGAAGGCGGGCAAGGAACACCGCGTTCCGCTCACGGCCGAGGCCGTTGCGCTTCTGGCGGCTCTGCCGAGGATGAAAGGCAGCGACTACGTGTTCCCGGCCGCACGCGGCGGCGCGTTGTCCGACATGGCGCTGAGCGCGTGCATGAAGCGGATAAACGAGGCGCGCGACGGCGGCGGGTATCTCGACCCGCGTTCGGGCCGTCCTGCCGTGCCTCACGGGCTGCGCAGCACATTCCGCGACTGGGCGGCGGAGCGTACCGAATTTGAGCGCGACATGGCTGAGATCGCCTTGGCGCATAACGTGGGCAGCACGGTCGAGCGGGCCTATCGGCGCGGCGACATGATCGAAAAGCGGCGGCAGATGATGGCCGCATGGGCGCGGTTCCTGCGCGGCGAGGCCGGGGCCAAGGTGGTGAAGATGGAGGCGGCGCGATGAGTAATGAGCCGCGCTATAACGACAAGCTGACATTCTCGGAATATCGGATCGCGGCTTGTGATGAGATCGACTTGGAGTCGATTGTTTGGGATGAGCGCGACCCGTCCGACGAATGGTTGAGGCGGTATCATGAGGCGGATCGCGCCGCGCTACGCGAGATCGAAAGGCTGAAACTCGCAGGCACATACGAAATCGAGCGTGCCCGGCTTGCCGCTTATCTTGAGCCTCCTAATCCCGCGCATGAAAGATTGGCGCAACGCATCGAAAATGGCGAGTTTGAGCCAGTGGGTAATTTTCTGGACGGCGTGCGGAGTCCCGATCTAGGGCAACGTGAGCGGTTTGAGCGCCTTTATGAGGAAGCCGAATTGGCCGACAAGACGCCGCGCGAGTTCTGGCACATTTTGCTTTGTTTGGAGAAGGCAAAGAAGCCTAAAGGTCGTCCGGGCGTGTCTCCACCTTGGCGCAATGTCGTAGGCGCGTTGGACGCTATGCGCTTTGCAGTTGCCGAAGGCGTTTCAATACCACAGGCCGCCCGAGATGCGGCGGCCCGCGAAGGGCGAGCCGAAGAAGAAAGCCGAGCTCGATACTTTGAAAAACTCTATAGAAAGCGTGCCGGATTGAGGGAATAAAACCCGCGGCATTTTAGTGCCTTTTACCAGTGTGCGCCCGTTCTGATTTGTCTGTTCCTGTAACAACAGGAGCCGACAATGCCCGAGACGTTTCTACGCGATACTGACTGCGCCGCGCGCTACGGCATTTCCCGCAACACGTGGTGGAGGTGGCAGCGCGAGCGCACCGACATGCCGCGCCCGGTGCGCCTGTCGCCCGGCTGCACCCGCTGGAAATTATCCGAGGTTGTAGCATGGGAAGCCGCTAAGGCCACGGCATGAGCGGCGGAATGGGTGGCAATCGTCTCGCGGTTCTGGCCGATGAAGCCAAGGGGGCTTTGAGCCGTATCGTACAAGGTGAGGAATTCACGATCGGCGGATGGCTGGCATACGGTCATGCGCTCAACGAGGGCCGCGCGCTCTTTCCCGACGATGACAAGGGCTTCGGTCAATGGATCCAAGACAATCTACTGTGCCAACTTGACACAGTAGACGGGCCCAAGGATGTCGATCGCCACGACCGCGCCGCCGCCATGTGGGCCGATGCGAACCCCGTCGAATTCGAGGAAGCCCGGCAGCGTGGCAACCCTCGCACGATCCGCGGCATTCATGCCAAGTGGAAAGAGATCGAGGCCGAGCGCGTCGAGGAACAGCGCCGCGAAGATGCGGAGGCGCAGCGGGCCAACGCGCCCGAGGCCGTGGCCAGCGCCGATACAGGGCCAGATCAGCGCCAAGACGAGCCGGATTCAGATCAAGATGTGATCGACGCCGCGCCGGAGCCGGAGCCAGACCCGAACGCCAAGGAGCGTGCCGAATTCCGCAAGCTGAGCGCCGAGGGGCAAGAGGATGACTGGATCGGCCTGCGGGCCGAAAACAGCGACCTGCGCAAGCGCGTCCAAAAGCAGACCAACATGATCGCGGACCTGAAATCGCAGATCAAGACGCTGACTGAGGGCGACGACAACGGCAAGAAGATCGGCAGCCTGATGCGCCGCCTCGATCAATCTGAGGGCCGGTCGAAAGAACATCAGGCCAACGCCGCCCGGCTTCAAAAGCAGGTCAACGCGCAGGCCGCCGAGATCAAAAAGCATCGTGCCGAGCGTGAGCGGCAGGAGGTGCCCTTGAATTAGCGTTTGATCAGCCCGGCGCGCTGTCCGGGCAAACGCAGGCCATAAGCGAAGCGCGGCGGCCTGTGCGGCATGGGGATGACAAGGCCCCGGTGATCCGCCGAAAGTGATCTGCATAGGCCCCCAACAAGCGGTCCCCGGACGGTGACGGACGGAAACGCTAGGGCAAAACAGCGCCAGACGCCTTGTCCACACGAGATCCGAGGGATGCGACCGCATTACCGTGAAGAATATCGGACCCATCAGAATGTCGCTGCGCTGGCACCTGATGGCCCCGTGAGATGGAAGCGCCGGTTAAGGAGTGGAAGGCTCACCACGCTCCGCCTGATAAAAAGGCTACCCGGTAGTGCAGTGTGTGTATGTCCCAGCCCCGGCGACGGTCGGCAGACAACACCTTCCCCTGGCGACGGGGGAAGTGTGTCCGAACCCGCCCCACAACAATCGGCAGACACAGCGAGGTGACGACCGGTTGGACAGGGAAGAAGGCGCAACGGTCGAGCTGAGAGACAAGGCCAGCGGGACCGACGCGAGGGCTGAGAGGGCGGCGACGTGCACCGCGACACCCGCCTGAATTAGGTAACGGTTGCTGACCTATCTCACATGTGGTATACGTCACTAATGCTGACCTATCAGGGCCACCACATGAAGCTGATCAAACGCACACCGAGCACCTCGGCCAACCCCGTTGAAGCCGACGATCTTGCGGCGCACCTGCGCGTCACCAGCACCGAGGCGATCAGCGCATTGCGTTATGCCGATGTCGCTGCGCACGAGCTGGAGGACTATGCCGCGATTGCCTTGCTGGATCAGGAGATCGTGGCACAAGGCCAGCCCGACGAGCGCGGCGTGGCCTATCTGCCGATCGGGCCAGCCCCGGCACAGACACCCACCGTCGAGACACTGGACGGCACGGCATTGCCACACCTGTTCACCCCCGGACGCCACCCTGTCGTGACACTGGCCGAGCCATACGAGGGCGAGATCCGCGTCACCTATCAAGCGGGATACGGGCAGAACACCAGCGCCATCCCGGCAGACTTGCAGCACGCGGTTCTGGATCAGACCATGCGGCTCTATGACATGCGCGGCGACATGGACGCACCGGCAACACCAGCGCCTGCGTTCGCACGGATAGCGGCACGCCACAGGCGCGTGAGCTTGGGTTCGTGAGCATGGGGGCGCAGACACCGTCAACGCACTGTGCGGGGCGCTATGGGGCGCTGTTGCCTTGCAATGGTCCCAATGCCGGCGTTTTCGCGTACAGCTGTAACCGGTTGCCAACTGTTCTTTTCTCATTCCCGAAAAATTCCGGGGAGGGGATCTGATGGCGCGGGGTTCCAAGGATGCACGGGCGGCGATCACCTACCTGTCCAAGCTGACGATTCCCGAGGGGCGTCTGGCTGGCAAGCCGGTCAAGCTGGCGACGTTTCAACGCGAGTTCATCCGGGGCGCGTTCGGCAAAGATTGTGCTGTCGGGCTGCTGTCGATCGGGCGGGGCAACGCCAAGACGGCACTGGCGGCGGGGCTGTCGCTGGCGCACCTTGTCGGAGAGGTGGCGCACCAGCCGAAACGCGAGATCATATTCGCAGCGCGCAACCGTGACCAGGCCAAGACGGCGTTCGGGTTTCTGGTCGGGTTCATCGAGGGCCTGCCGGACGACGAGCAAGAGCAATTCACCATCCGGCGCGGTTCCCGGCTGGAGGTCGAGACGGATCTTAACGGCGGCGGGCTGGCACGTGTGATCCCTGCCGATGGCCGGTCTATCCTTGGCGGGGCACCGACGCTGGCCATTCTGGACGAGCGGGCGGCATGGGAGCGCGAGAAGGGCGACAATCTCGAAAACGCCATTCTGTCCGGCTTGGGCAAACGCGATGGCAAGGCCCTGATCATCAGCACCAGCGCACCGGACGACACGAACACCTTTTCCCGATGGCTGGACGAGCCACCCCCCGGATCTTTCGTGCAAGAGCATCGGCCACCCGAGGGCTTGCCCCCTGACGATCTGGAAAGCCTGCTGATCGCCAACCCCGGCGCGCGGCAGGGCATCGGCGCCACCCCGGCATGGCTCCAGGCGCAGGCCCGGCGGGCGATCGCGCGGGGCGGATCTGCGCTGTCGAGCTTTCGCAATCTCAATCGCAACGAGCGCGTGGCGTCCGATGATCGCAGCGTGCTGGTGACGATCGACGAATGGATGAATGCCGAGACGAAACCCGAGGCCATGCCCCCGCGCGATGGCCCTGTGGTTCTGGGCGTGGATCTGGGCGGCAGCCGGAGCATGTCGGCAGCGTCGGCATACTGGCCTACCACCGGACGGCTGGAGGCGATCGCAGCCTTTCCCTGCAACCCCGGCTTGGCCGATCGTGGTCAAAGCGATGGCGTGTCGGGGCGGTATCTGGAGATGGAGGCCCGAGGCGAGCTGCGCACCATGGGCGACACCGTTGTGCCCCTTGGCGCGTTCATTGCCGAGGTGGCCGGGCTGCTGGACGGGCAAACCCCGGCGGCGATCGTGGGCGACCGATTCCGACATGCTGAGTTCGTGGAGGCGCTGCGCACGGCAGGGCTTGAGCGCGTGCCATGCGTGTGGCGTGGCATGGGCTGGAGAGATGGCAGCGAGGACGTGGAGAGATTCAGGCGGGCGCTGTTCGAGCGGCAGATATTCACTGCCCCGTCGCTTGTGCTGCGGTCGGCGTTCGCGGACGCGATCACCGTTGTGGACGTGTCCGGCAATCACAAACTGGCCAAGGCCCGATCGACGGGACGGATCGACGCGGCGGCGGCCACTGTTCTGGCCGTGGCGCAGGGCGTTCGCATGGCCAGCGCCCCCGAGAAAAGCACGAGGATGGCATGGGCATGAAGCGCGGCATCGGATCATCTCTGGATCGTCAAATTCAGTTTCAGCGGGCCACCGAAACAAGTGATCCGTTCGGCGGTTCGAGCCTGTCGTGGTCCGATATTGGCCCCGCGATCCCCGCCCTGCGCGAGGACGTGTCCGACGCGGAAAAGGTTGTGGCGGCCGTGTTCCGCGAGCGGTCCCTGATCCGGTTTCAATGCCGATCGAGCGCGTTCACGCGGGGCATCACGGCAGATGACAGGCTCGAGCACGAGGGCCAGCTGTGGGGCATCGTCGGTATCAAGGAGCCGCAACGCGGGCAGCGTCGGCAGCTGCTGGAATTTTCATGTGAAGGGCCGCTGACATGACGGCGCGTCCGGGCAGATGGGCGCTTGTGCGCAAGGAGTGGCAGGCGGTGCGTCACGGCGTTCTGGAGCGCGACGGCTGGTGTTGCCAGCACTGCGGCGACCGGCGGCGGCTGGAGGTGCACCACAAGCTGCGCGTGGCCGATCATCCCGAGCTGGCGTTCGAGCCGTCGAATTGCCTGACGCTCTGCGGCCCCTGTCACACGATCGAAACCAATCGAGAATTGGGCAACAAACCCAACCCCGAGCGCGCCGCATGGCGCAAAAGCGTGGCCGAGCTGGCCACAACAACATCGAGCGAAGGAGTTCAAAATGCTTGATTCTGTGAAGATCCAGCGGCGGCAATCCGAGATCCGCCAATCGCTGGCCGAGCTGGTCGGGAAAGATACCCCGTCCGAAGATGAAACCCGGTCCATGACCGATCTG